CGAGTAACAACTTGGTTAATATTACCAATGTTGCATCAGACTCTCAACCAGCAATTTTGCTGGAAGAAATGACAAATACATCAACTACTGATATTATTCTTGCAGGAACAGGAAGTACATCCATTGTTGTTCCATTCTCAACTTTCGAAAATATTTCTGTTGGATCAACAAATCCCGGATATGCAAAAATTAATGATGAAATCATTAGATACACTGGTATCAATGCAGCATATACTGGATTAACTGGAATAACAAGAGGGTTATTTAATACACTACAGTCTAGACACAATATCAATTCTTATGTAACGAAATACGAATTGAATGGGGTTTCTTTGGCTAGAATTAATAAAACTCATAACTTTAATGATGTTTTAGTTTCTGTATCTACTGCAAGAGATTTGGATAATTTCTATGTCAAGATCGATCCTTCGGGTCAAGTTGATGGATCAACTGTTCTCATTGCAGATCGCACTGGATCTGGTGACTTCCATAAGTTATATTTCAACGAAACTAAAGTTGGTGGTGGTGTAAATGTTAAGGCAAGTAAGAACATTCAATTTGAACTCATTCATCCAAATGTTCAGGTGTTTACACCAGCAGATACTTTTGTAGATGCTGCAGTTAGAACAACAAGTGCGACTAGTATCGGTGCAGTTCAGAATGGAGTCCCAGAAACATCATTTATAGATAATGGATTTGAACCTATTGTATTAAATGAAAACAATACATTTAATACTCCAAGAATGATTGCATCAAGAGTCAATGAACTTCAATATTTGGAGGATCTACCCGGAAACAGATCATTTACTTTAGAACTCAATTTAAATACAAATCAAGTTGATATATCTCCAGTGGTTGATATTAACAGAGCGAATGCTATTTTAACAACTAATAGAATTAATAATCCAGTGAGTGATTTTGTCAACAATGGAAATATAATGTCTCCATTTAATGACCCACATGCTGCAATATATGTTTCTAGAGCAATATCTCTAGATAACCCAGCAACATCTATTAAATTGATGTTTAGTGGAAATAGACCTCCTGGAACTGAAATAAGAGCACTTTATAAAATCTTTAGAAATGATGGTCCATCAAATCCTGACTATGAATTATTCCCAGGATATAATAATTTAGATGAAAATGGTGAAGTCATAGATATTAGAAATAATGATGGACTACCAAATTCAGTAGTACCAATTAATTCTTCGGAATCGGAATATTTTGAATATGAATTTAGTGCTGATAATCTTCCAGAATTTAAAGCTTATGCAGTAAAAGTAATCTTTACTTCTACCAACCAAGCGTTTGTTCCCAAGATTAAAGATCTTAGAATAATTGCATTAGCATAATCATGAAATTTATACCAGTCAAGGATAAAAAAAATCTCTATAGAGATTCTGATTCAAATGCAATCATAAATACTGATAAAAGTTCTTATAATTCATATATGAGGTTGAAGGAACAAAAACTAAAAGAGAAAGAAAAAATTGATTTAATTAATGATGAGGTTAAATCTATTAAAGATGATTTAAAAGAATTAAAGTCCTTAATTTATAAATTAGTAGAGGATAAGTAATGGCACAACCTTCTTCCAGATCACAATTAGTTGATTATTGTAAAAGAAAGCTTGGTTATCCTGTTTTGGAAATAAATGTTGCCGATGAACAAATTGATGATTTGGTGGATGATGCTATTCAATTTTTCCAAGAAAGACATTTTGATGGAGTATCTCCTGTTCTATTAAAATATCAATTAACTCAGTCTGATATTGATAGGGGAAGATCTAGAGGAGGTACAAATCAAGCTGTTGGAATTACAACAACATCTGCAACATCAACTATTGATGGATCTTCCGTTCAATTTAATTTTGAAGAAAATAGTAATTATCTTCAAGTTCCTCCATCCATTATTGGAATTAGTAAAATATTTCAATTTGAGGGATCAAATAGTGTAAGTAGTGGAATGTTTAGTATTAAATATCAATTATTTTTAAATGATGTGTATTACTGGGGTTCCACTGAACTTTTAACTTACTCTATGGTTAAATCTTATTTGGAAGATATTGATTTTCTTTTATCTACCCAAAAACAAATAAGGTTTAATCAGAGAATGGATAGATTGTATCTAGATATAGATTGGTCTAGTGTTGATGCTGGAGATTATATTGTAATTGACTGTTATAGAGCTTTAGATCCAAACGATTTTACACGAGTTTGGAATGATTCATTTCTCAAATTATATTTGACTGCGCTTATAAAGAGACAGTGGGGTCAAAACTTGATTAAATTTCAAGGAATGAAATTGCCTGGCGGAGTTGAACTAAATGGCAGACAAATATATGATGATGCTCAAAAAGAAATAGACACAATAATGGAAAAAATGTCCAATACTTATGAATTACCTCCATTGGATATGATTGGATAATTATGCTAAATCCATTTTTCCTCCAAGGTTCAAAATCTGAACAAAATTTGATGCAGGATTTGATAAATGAATCCATTAGAATGTATGGCGTAGATGTCCACTATATGCCAAGAAAATACCTTGGGGAAAATACTGTAATTAAAGAAAATATAGTTTCTTCTTTTGAAGATGCCTTACCAATTGAGGCATATGTTGCTAGTTATGAAGGTTGGGAAGGACAAGAAGTTGAATTATCAAAATTTGGAATACAAGCAAAGGATGAAATAGTTCTCGTAATCTCTCAAGAAAGATATGAAACATATATTGATCCACTAATTAGATCGAAATCAAATATTAAATTAACTTCAAGACCAAAAGAAGGTGATTTAATATATTTTCCTCTTGGGGATGTTTTATTTGAAATAAAAAATGTAAAGAGAGATAAACCTTGGTATCAATTGCAAAAAAATTATGTTTATGAATTGAGATGTGAACTATTCAGATACGAAGACGAAATTATTGATACAGGCATTGATGAAATTGATGATGAATTAATAGATCTTGGATATATTGCAACATTTAGTTTAGTTGGTGTTGGTACATCTGCTACTGCTATTACTGGACCTGTTCAAGTTAATTCGGGTCTAAGATCAATAAGTATAATATCTGTTGGATATGCATATACTGGAGTTCCATCCGTTGTTATTTCTCCACCACAAGTAAGTGGTGGAACAACAGCAAGAGCTGTTGCAATTACTTCGACTAACAATTTTGACGGAAAATATTATATTGATAGTGTTTTAATAGAAGATCCCGGATCAGGTTATACATCAGCGCCACAGATTCTTTTCTTTGGTGGTGATGATTCTATGACAAGAGTTGCTATTGCAACTTGTACGATTGCAGAAGGTACTGTTGGGGTCATTACAGTAACTTCTGGAGGAAGTGAATATGTTGGAGTGCCTACAGTTACATTCTCTGGACCCACTGGCGTTGGAACAACAGCAACTGGAGTAGCTGTACTGACTGATGGGGTAGTTACTTCAATTAGACTTACAGATGCAGGATCCGGATATACAAATGCACCGACTCTTACTATAACTACACCAGAGAGTTTTGGAATATCTACAGATGGTACATATAATCTAAATGATGTAGTAACAGGATCTATAAGTGGCGCAACTGCTAGAGTTAGGAGTTGGAATAATCCAACTTTAACATTAAAAGTTTCAAATATTACGGGCAAATTTGCTGTTGGTGAAAAAATAGTTGGAATTGGTTCCACTTATTTAACCCTAGGTTCTTTGAATGACTATATAGATACTACAGATCAATATAACGAAAATCAAGAAATAGAGTTTGCTGCAGATGATATTTTAGATTTTACTGAAAGAAATCCATTTGGTGGGGTATAAACAAAATGTTAGGAACATATTTTTATCACGAAATTTTTAGAAAAACTGTAATTGCATTTGGGACTATTTTTAATGATATTGAAATAAGACATGCAAATTCTTCTAACAATACTACAAGTATAATAAAAGTTCCATTGGCTTATGCACCAATCCAAAAGTTTTTAGCTAGAATTGAGCAGCAACCAGATATTGAAAGTAAGAAAGGAATTACTTTACCTAGAATGTCATTTGAATTGACATCATTTAACTATGATAATTCCAGAAAACTGACTGTAACTAAAGAATTTAAAGCAATAGATAAAACTAATAATAGGGAAGTAAAAAAAGTTTTTATGCCAGTTCCATATAATGTTGGTTTTGAACTAAACATTATGACAAAACTGAATGAAGATGCATTGCAAATTATAGAGCAAATATTGCCATACTTTCAACCAGCATACAATATTACGGTCAATTTAATTGATGGTATTAATGAGAAGAAAGATATTCCTGTAGTTTTGGAGGGAATTAGTATTAGAGATGATTATGAGGGGAATTATGATACAAGAAGAGTTTTAATTTACACATTAAGATTTAATGTAAAAACATATCTTTATGGTCCTGTTCCTACAACATCGACTCCAGGTATTATTAAAAAGGTTCAGGTCGATTTACATACAGACACTGCACCATATACTCCAAGATCTTTCAGATATATTGCTACACCAACCGCTACAAAAAATTATACTGGAAATTCATTAACAACTCTGTCAAATTCTATAGATAAGAGTATAACGAGTATTGATCTTAATGATGCAAGCTCTCTATCTGTTGGTTCTAGAATATATGTTAACGAAGAATTATTAAAAGTACAACAAATAACTGGAAATTCACTAAAAGTCATTAGAGGATATGAGGGAACTACTCCATCATCTCATGTATCGGGAGAGTCAATCTATCTTGTAGATTCTTCAGATGATCTATTAATAGAATCGGGAGACGATTTTGGATTTAGTGGTTCTTCTTCTTTCTTTGATGATGGAAAAATTTATAATCCAGACTCGGGAACTGATATTGATCCAAGTTTACTTCAATAATTTTATATGAAAGATATGAGTGATAAATTTAAAGATATTGACGATGCATTAAACATCAATTCCGAAGTAATAGATATTACAAAGAATAAAAATCCCGAAACTATATCATTGGATAATAATTCCAATGATATTAAAAAAGACTATGAATATACACGGGGAAATTTATATTCCCTTATCGAGAAAGGTCAAGAAGCTATTAATGGAATTCTTGAATTAGCACAAGAAAGTGAAATGCCAAGAGCATATGAAGTTGCTGGGCAACTAATTAAAAATGTTGCTGATGCAACTGATAAATTAATGGACCTTCAAAAGAAACTTAAGGATATTGAAGAAGAAAAACAATCAAGAGGTCCTACTAATGTAACCAATGCATTATTTGTAGGTTCAACTGCAGAACTTTCAAAACTTTTAAAAAATCAGAATATTGATGAAAAAATTTAAAGAGTTTCAAGAAGAGTGGTCTAATAAATATAAAAAGAGTATTGATTGCTCAAACCCCAAAGGTTTTTCTCAACGCGCACATTGTGCAGGAAGAAAAAAAAGAGCAAAAGGCGAAGATACTAAATCAAAAAAAGTTGAATGAAGTATTCCAAATTCTCCCACAAAACACCACATTTAAAAGGTAAACAACATCAATTAGATCCTAATTTGGATCTAAAGCAATTGGTTCACCATGCAACCGTACAGTATGTTGATCGTGATGCTGATGGTGATGTGGATGTTTATGATAATCCCAAAAAAGGA